TTAATTGCTTCTCTAGCGCCAGCGACACCGCGGTTTAAAACTTGGTCCTCAATATGTTCCAAATGAAGATTGGCACCTTCTTTTTTTGCGCCCTCAATTAAAAAGTCTTTAAATTTCATATTTCTTTGTTTCTGATTTATAGTTTAGATATAACATCCTAGAGTTTGAACATTACTAAACCACCACGAGTAGCCATCAGTTTGTATGGATAGATAGCGACACGAGCGCCGTTGTATCGCTTGCCCTTAAAAACAAATCCACGTCCCGCACGAAATGTTGCACCGAAAACTGGCAAATATCCTGCCTTAAAGTGAGATAGATCACCAGATAAACTCATATGACTAGTAAAGTCTAGTTCATGATTATTGCCTTTCTGAGTGAATTTAGGTTTACCTTGCCCGATCACTTGTGTATGCTGTAGCGAGAATTTTTTACCATAATCTGGTCCATATATGGACATATTTGCAAGATTGTCGTTTTTGAATGACGCCATAACGGGGGTGGGCAATTGATTTGATCCTGCTAGAACTTCCACGACTTTACCTAAAAACTTTTGCACTAACGGATGATTGGCAATATCAGCACCGGCTTGCTCCGACAAACCGCCGTACTGTTGAAACGCTTCTGGACCACCTTCCTTTTTATGTGACACATAGATTGATCCTGAGCCCATTGGATTCTTGATATCTTTACATAAAATAATATCTGCTTTAGGATCACCTTTGACGCCACCTTTGCTCTTCAATGCAGAATCAACTTTAACTGCATATGCAATTTCTTTATATACAGTAGTGTCACCTCTTAATTTGATATTGATAGGGCAACCGAACTCTAGAATAAAATTATTAATGGCATCTACAACTTCGTCTTCATACTGTGTGCCGTTGCCGGCTGTGGGTTTTCTGATTCTATTAATTGCAACAAAGCCTTTGACTGAGCCTGTTTTTATTGAAGCGAGTTTTTTGCCCTCAATGTCGTACATCTTTGTATCAATTATGCTTATCTTCGTGCCGGCTCTTAATGCTTTAGGTAGCGCAACCAATTCAGTACCTCTTTTTGTGAATACTGTGGCGTCAGCACCTTTTTCAATTTCGTATTCAACCTCAGCGTATCGCTTATTATCCGTCACATACTTGACGAACGATAATCTACCATCGGTTGATTTGCTACCCAAGTCTGCCATATTACTCTCCGTCAATTAATCATATATTTATATAGAAAAAATTACTTATACACGCACACCCTCAAACTTAGAGTTGAATTTTCTCTCACGATTTCCGAAAGTATTTAATGGTTTATCATCAGGAACTTGACCGGAATCTACAATTTTCTGTGCATCAATCTCAACATCATATAATCTCATCTTTGAGCGGTCAACACCAATTACAAACTTTTTATTAATACTAGGGTCATTATATCTATTTTTCAACTGTTTTACCATAATCTGGTTCAGTTGCTCCAATTCTTCGGTATTAATTAATGCAAACATAAAGTCAGCGGTAGCAGGTAAACCAAAAGATTCGGAAGTATCTGTTAAATCTACATCAGAATTAGAAAAACCAGACCTTGTAGTTTGTGTAGCTGAAACAACTGGCACATTAAATTCTACCGCAAGGCCTCGCAATTCTTCTGCAATTGCTTTAATATAAGTGTATGAATTTACATTAGCGCCCTGCTTCAATCTAGAAGAGCAACATATATTTAAATAATCAATAAAGATAATTTTTGGGCGAAAGTTTTTTTTCAATTGCAATTCATTTAGTAAAGAACGAAAATGCATAGAACCAGCACTAGCAGTTGGATATTCTTTGATGATTAATTTACCTTGTGTTTTGCTTTTTAGATTTATAAATTTACGATTATAATCTTCTTTAGATATTAAATGTAAATCATCTAGTTTTAAATTTAGAAGATTTGCATCAATTCGTTCTGCAATTTTTTCTTCTGCCATTTCTAATGTGATATACAAAACATCTGTGCCTTGAGAAATACATCCTGCGGCTACATGGCACATAAACAAACTTTTACCAACACCAGTACCTGCTAGAGCAATGTTAAGAGTTTTATTAGGTAACCCACCATTAGTGATACGATTGAAATAATCTAAATCAAAAGGAATTCTTTCTTCTTTTCTATGATAGAATTCAAATCGGCTTTCATAATCACTTATATAATCGTGACCAACATTTCTATCAAAAGACACGCCTAGCGCATCAGAAAGAATTTTTGGTATTTCACCTTTTGCTTTTTTGCTGCTCTTGTCATCTAGAATCGTAACTGATTCCATGATTGCATTATATAGTGCTTTATCTTGGCAAAACTTTTCTGTATTTTCAGTTAGCCATTCAATGTTTGTTGGTTCATTTTTATTGTCTTTTAATGATTTTAGAATTTCAATTGAATTGCGAACCTGTTCTTCGGTTAATTTTTTACTTTCTGTAAAATTAATTACTAAAGATTCGTATGTTGGTAAATTCTTATATTGTTCTACAAATGATTTTATTTCAATGTAGACATTTCTCTCGTTTTGGTCAGAAAAATATTCTGATTCTATAAAAGGTAATACTCTTCTAGTATATTCCTCATCATATATCAGATTTTTCAGAATAGAAAGTTCTAGTCGGTTCAAGTTTTTCTTCCGTTAAAATTAGTTCAGTAAGTATGTCACCTAACATTGTAACAAACTTTGCATCATTATTCAAGTCATTTTTATCATATTTCATTGTATTTACTACATGATATCCAAATTTCAAATTAGCCATATTAATATCTTCCGAAACACTAGCATAGGTATAATAATATACGATGCCTTTATATTCAGTCCGAAGAATTTCTATGCCAGTTAAATCTGTGTCTGGAAAATTATGAAATTTATAATCTATATTTTCTTTGAATTTTTTATGCTTTTTCAGATTCCAAAACATCATTTTCTCCCATAATATCTCCCATAATATTACCATAAGCGATTTCATATTTTTTCCTTACAAATTCATTAAAATCCTCTTTAAGAAGGATGTCGGACCAAAATTCTTCAGACATAGTGTCGGATAATCTTTTCTTAGTTCCAATTTCTCCAGTATTTTTATCTACTTTACTATACCATCCATTTGTTGGTTTAATAACATGACCAGATTCTAATGCATTCTCAAGTAACCCAGACCATTTACTTATTCCACCTTCAAATAAAACACAAACTGGAATTTTAGATTTCTCTCTAACATTTCTAGATTTCTCTACATTAATGATGAAATTATATCCAACAATTTCTGTTCCTTCTTTCTCTTGTTGGCGCCCAATAATAAAAATATTATCTGCTGAATAATAACTTCCTGTTCCACCACCAACAATATCTTTAGGGAACATTCCTATTTCTTTATATGTATGATTCACTACAACCATAGGAATATCTTTTAAGTTTAGGTGTGGCGTTACCATACGAAATAAGCTTTTAACTTGTTTCGCTCGGCTCATATCTGCTACAGATTTGCCATCAAGGGCATCTTCAACTTCTTTCTTTGATGCTAAATTACCAATTGAATCAATGATAATCATAACCCTTTCGTTTCTTTCAATGCCTTCAAGTTGTTTCATTATATCAAATTTAAGTTCTTCAATATTTGTTAAAGGAGTATGTAAAACTCTATTTGTATCAATATCAAAAGTATCAAAATAAGATTGTGGTGTACCAAATTCAGAATCATAAAATATAATAACAGACTCTGGATATTTTTCCAAATAAGATTTAGCCATTAGCAGACTGAACGCAGTTTTAAAATGCTTAGATGGTCCAGCAAACATAGTAATACCAGGAGTAAAACCTCCATTTAATTTTCCAGATAACGCAACATTAATCATTGGGATAGAAGTCGGTATCATATCCTTTTGAGTGAAAAACTTTGAAATAGATAAAATTGCACTGTTTTTAATAGTAGAATTATTTTTAATTTTATCAAGTAGAGACATAATATTCCTTAGAAGAAGTTAGATAGTGAATTGGTTTTTTCTGCTTGCCAATTCATACAGTTGAGGATAATTTTTATTGGGTCAAGAAATGCTTTTTCAAACTGTAAATCATAATTTATATAGTCATCAAGTCCAAATTCAGAAGGTAATCTGTTTGGGTATGAAATCACAGTATCATTGATTGGGTTTGGTTGAATTAAGTAAGTAAATTTAAGTTTCTCACCCTCTTTAATTATTGGATATTTATTTGTTAATTTATGTTTATTTAAAAGATAGTTGTATAGCAAAGAACCTTTTACATGAATTGGAGTGCCTTTAGTGTATATCAGTATATTGTCTGTATAAGTTTTTAGACCATTTACAGAGCGAGGAAAAGATATCTCTTCAATTGGCAGTTTTTTAAATTCTTTGCGAAAATCTGCAATATAATCTTGCACTTCATCTTCGGTGCCTGTTACCATTAATTTGATAGTCTCTTTCATTTTATCTCGGATAGCAGAAGGAGTGGAAGACTTTATCATTTCAAGACCCATGACTTTCATCTGCGGTACCGAATATTGAAC